GAGGCCCTAGAAAATAGGGCACCTGTTTTGAACCCTTTTGCTTTAAGGAGCAAACGAAATGGCTAACATTAACGGAAGCTTTGGCCTCCGTCCGCTCAGTAAGATGGGTGGCGCGGCCAATTCCACTGCTACTTCAAACTATACTCTTTATGAGATAGCGAATGGCAACACAGACAAGATTTATCACGGTCAACCCGTGATTCCTCTTTCAACTGGTTATATTGACCATACCGCCAATGCTGCTGGTGGTACGGTTGGTCTTCTCGGTGTGTTCCAAGGCTGCGAGTATGTTTCTAGTACCACTGGAAAACCCACGTGGAGCAATTACTGGCCCGGTTCGGGGGCAGATAGCAACCATCCCGTAAAGGCGTATGTCAACGACGATCCAATGCAACTTTATGTTATTGCAACGGATGCGACGTGGACGGACAAAGCTACGGCACGTAGCAACGTCTTTGAAAACGCCAACTTCTCGACCTGTATTACAGGAACAGACGCTACTGGTGTATCGTTAGGTCGCCTCGCGATTAGCACGATTGCCACTACGGCTGCACTGCAAATGCGGATCATGGGTTGGGTAGAAGACTCTTCTAACGAAGACTTCTCCGCAGCGGGCATTGGTGCAATTGTCCGACTTAATAACCACTTCAATAGCAACAACGGCGCTATTGCTGCTGGTACTCCTTCAACTACTGGCGTATAGGGGGTTTAGAAAATGGCTATCAGTAGAGCACAACTCGTAAAAGAGTTGGAACCCGGCCTGAACGCATTGTTCGGAATGGAGTACGATCAGTATGATCGTGAGCACGAAGAAATCTTCTCTATGGAGAGTTCGGACCGTGCTTTTGAGGAAGAGGTTATGCTTTCAGGTTTTGGAAGCGCCCCAACCAAGGCAGAAGGCAGTGCAGTATCCTTCGATGACGCGCAAGAAGCTTATACAGCACGTTATACGATGGAAACGATAGCCTTGGCCTTCTCAATCACCGAGGAAGCTGTCGAAGATAACCTGTACGACAGGCTTGCTGGTCGATACACGAAGGCTCTTGCCCGTAGTATGAGTCAGACGAAACAGGTTAAGGCCGCAGCGGTCCTTAACAATGCTTTCGACAGCACTTATACCGGCGGTGACAGCAAGGAACTTTGCGCTACAGACCACCCACTCGTAACGGGAAGCACGTTCCGTAACGAACTCTCCACTGCGGCGGATCTTAACGAGACTAGCCTTGAGCAGTCTCTGATTGATATCGCAAGCTTTGTGGACGAGCGGGGCCTGAAAGTTGCGGTTCGCGGCATGAAGCTGATTGTTCCTAAAGAACTTCAGTTCACAGCAGATCGTCTTCTAGAATCTACCCTACGCACCGGTACTGCGGATAATGACATTAACGCAGTTCGGAACATGGGTATGCTTCCAGAAGGTTATGCCGTCAATCACTTCCTTAGTGACACGGATGCTTTCTTCATCTTGACAGATGCACCCAACGGTCTGAAGGGCTTTAACCGTACCGCCGTCCGAACTTCAATGGAAGGTGATTTTGATACGGGTAATGTCCGTTACAAAGCCCGGGAGCGTTATGCTTTCGGCTGGTCGGACCCACGTGGCATTTTCGGCTCCCCAGGAGCATAATATATAAGGGGAGAGCCTAAAAAACTCTCCCCTGCTTTATAAATTTTTCTGGGACTACATAGCCCTAGCGACTGGCCCAGCAGACGCTCACAAGACGCTAGGGCGAAACCTTTGTGAGAAGGATATTACGTTATGGCTAGAACAACTTTTTCCGGGCCGGTTCGTTCGTTGCGCGGATTTATAACCGCAGGACCCGATGCAGTTGTAAATATAACTGCCGAGACTACTCTTACGTTCGCCAACCATGCGGGTCGCGTCATAGAGATAAATGATGCGGATGGTGCAGTAACCTTGCCTACCATCCAAGCGGATTCTAAGGGTGCCTCTGCGGGGCAAGACGATCCAAATGTAAACAACCAGCTTGGTGCTGTTTACAGGTTCTTTATTGGAACCGACGCTACCGATCTTGATATCAAAACGGACGGCACGGATAAATTCTTGGGATCTTTGGCGGTTGGCGTCACTGACGGCAGTTATAAGGTTTTCATACCCGGTTCCTCTAACGATGTAATTTCTATGAATGGTGGAACGCAAGGGGGGGATAAGTTCTCGTACCTTGAGATTACCGCTATTGCTGACAATGAATATCTTGTTCAGGGTGTTCTTATCGGGTCTGGAACAATTGCAACTCCTTTCGCGGATAGCTAAACCTGAGTAATGGAACGGGGGCGTTGCCCCCGTTCTGATAGGAGAGTCTTATGGCAGACGCCGTAACTGCTACCACTGTAATAGATGGACCCAAGTCTGCGGTAATTTATTGCACCAACACAAGCGACGGAACTGGAGAGGCTGCTGTTACAAAAGTAGACGTTTCCGAGTTGTCTGCGCTTCAAGATGGAACTTCTTGCACAGGAGTTCGTATCCAAAAGATCGTGTTCTCCAATGTCGGCATGGGTGTCAAAATTCTTTGGGACGCATCGACCGACGTTATTGCAGCACAACTTCCAGCAGATTACTCAGACACGCTGGATTATTCTGATATAAGCGGTCTTCCAAATGTCGCAGCTTCTGGCGGGAAAACCGGAGACATACAGTTTACCACCGTTGGTCACAGCAGTGGAGACACGTATTCCGTAGTTCTGTATTGTTTGAAACAATATTGAGGCGTGTCTTTATGAAAGGCTTCTTGTGTCATGGCTGTTTCCGGATCTAAGGATTTTGAACCTAATGTAGCTGAATACGTGGAAGAAGCGTTTGAGCGGTGTGGACTGGAATTTCGTACAGGATACGATGCGCGTACTGCGCGGAGGTCCATTAATTTTCTTTTCGCGGATTGGGCAAATCGGGGTCTTAATCGTTGGACCATAGATCAGGTGAACCAGACCCTGGTATCCGGTCTTTCGGAATACCCCATAGGAACCATAACGGCTACGGTAGGGTCTTCCACAAACCTTGTTGTTGGTAATACCATAACCGGTTCCTCAAGCGGTACGACCGCAATTGTCTTAACCAAACCTAGTTCAACTACGGTCACGTTAAGTATCCCTTCGGGGTCTTTCACCGCTGGAGAAACTATAACCAGTACGGATAGCAGTGGTTCGGCGGTGAGTACTACGATATCGTCAGATCCCAGTATTTCGGACGTAAGATCCACTATAGATGTTTTATCTTCTGTAATACGACGCAGTGATTCGGACATCTCTATTAATCGCGTGAGCCGTGACGATTATTTGAGTATTCCAACCAAGACTACTTCTGGAAGACCTGTCCAATTTTACGTGGATCGTCAAATAACACCTGTAATTAAGGTTTGGCCTGAACCTGAAAACAGTACGGATGTTTTGATCTATGACCGACTGACACGCATGGACGATGCGGATGCCTCAGTAAACACTGTTGACGTTCCTTTCCGATTCTACCCTTGTTTAGCTGCGGGTCTGGCGTACTATCTTTCAGTAAAAAGAGCGCCGGATCGTGTTCCGTTGTTAAAAACGATGTATGAAGAAGAGTTTCTTAGAGCGGCGGAAGAAGATAGAGATAGGGCCAGTTTCAGCGTAGTACCTTCTTATAGCTACTTAACGGCGACTTCTTAATGCCCAGGTACGCTTCAAACAAACATGCCATGGGAATTTCGGACCGTTCAGGAGCGGCGTACCGTCTAAAAGACATGCGAAAAGAATGGACCGGAATGCTCGTTGGTAAAGACGAGTGGGAGGCTAAACAACCTCAGTTGACTGTCCTTAAAATTCCGGCAGACCCGCAAGCGTTAAAAGATCCAAGACCGGATAGGACGGAACCTGCTGTTGAGGTGTTGCTAACAGAAGACGCTTTTCTTTCTTCCGCTAGCGGTTCCGCTGTATTGACAGTAATAGAGCCGGGTCATGGACGAAGCACAGGAGACGTAGTTAGATTTAGGTCGGTAGAACCGTTTGACGGATTTGCATCTTCTGTAATAGAGAGTGCCAGCGGCTATTCGATAACCAAGACTAGTTCGGATAGATACACGTTTACTGCTAGCAGCGGCACTGCAACAACGGGAAGTGTACGAGGAGGTGGGAGTTCTTCTTCCGCAGGTCCTGTAACTGTGAGTGCATAAGATGGCGTATACTTTTACCACTCTAAAAACTGCTATACAGGACTTTGTTCAAAGTTCTGAGACTACCTTTGTTACTCAGTTGCCCCGATTTATTTTGAATTCTGAAGAACGAATTTTAAAGGAATGTCAGTTAGACGTTTTTCGTAAGAATACGCAAGGTACAGTTACATCTGGAAACGCTTTTTTAGCAAAACCCAGTGACTTCCTAGCTCAGAACTCCTTGAGCGTCATAGTCTCTTCAAGCAAAGAGTTTCTTTTATACAAGCAAGTGACAATGTTGCAGGATTACACGCCTAATCCCGCAACCACGGGTGTTCCTCTTTATTACGGTGATTTCGATCAAGACACGTTCTTGATAGCTCCAACTCCTGATTCAAACTATACCGTGGAGTTGCATTATTTTTACCGTCCGCAATCCATAACGGAATCTTCTGATGGAACTAGCTGGTTGGGGGACAATGCAGAGTTGTCCTTGCTGTATGGGGCTCTCGTAGAAGCATACACGTTTTTAAAAGGAGAACCTGACCTCCTGGGTTTATATAACCAGCGTTTCCAAGAATCTTTGCAATGGCTCAAGAATCTTGGGGAAGGTTTGCAGACCAGAGATCAGTATCGCTACGATAGGGTTAGAAGACAGGTGCAATAAGTATGGGTGGCTGCGCGAACAGTGATATAGGTGACGCCATAGTTTTCACCTCGGATAACGGGGGACACTCGCCGGAACAAATGGCAGAAATGGCGTTGAACAAAATAATGGTCGTTTCGGAAACGGCCCCGCCAGTTATACGAGATCAGGCGCTTGCTTACAAAAACCATATACGAAAAGTGTTGGTTTTATATATGGCTAAGATGGCAGAAAACGAAAGAACTAGCATTTATGCTTTGATGAAGCAGCAAGGCCAACATGATTTGGCTGAGATTATAAGGAGTTTGTGATGGCGATTGGATCATCAGCGGTTTGCGGAACGTACAAACGTGAGATAAACGCAGGCATTCATTTCTGGACTTCGCATTCCCGTGGAGACGGCAGTACCATTGCCGCAGACACGTTTAAGATAGCCCTTTTTACCAACAGTTCGTCTATTGACGCAGACACCACGGGTTATTCAACAAGCAACGAAGTTAGTGGAACAAATTACACTGCGGGTGGTGAAGCTTTGTCGAGCGTAACTATTGGTCTTGCTGATAACAGCAGTTCAGTTCCTACTGCGTTTATAGACATGGCTGATGTTACGTGGTCCTCGGCTACGATCACGGATGCGCGGGGGGCCTTGATCTATAACTCAACGCTGGCTAACGCGGGTACGGCGGGTACAACAACACACGCGGCAAAACCTTCGGTATGTGTGATTAACTTCGGTGG